AGGGTGGACTGGGTGGGTGGGTGGGTTGCTACTTCTTCTTCTTCGAGTCGCCGTCGACGGTCTGACCCGCCGGGGCCTCGACATACGCCGCCAGGGCGGGGTCCTGCGCCGGCTCACCCGCAGCGCGGACCAGGCCCTGCTTGTCCAAGTGGTACTTCTCGACGTGCTGCATGGGCACGTCATGTCCGGCCGCGAACGCCAGGACACCGTCGAGGAAGATCGGACCGTTCGCGGTCCACTTCCCCCACTGCGCGTTCTCCGCGTCGACGACCTCCTGCTCGGCAGCGGTCAGGGTCGAGGGGGTATTAGTTTCAGCCATGACGTATCTCTCCTACAAGGTGGTGGTGGCGTATCGGAGCGTGTGAACTAGCGCGGTGGCGGTGCCGCCCGCGTTACTGATCGAGTGGACCTCGACGTGGGTCTCAGCCGTCCCGTTCGGGGACAGCGTCTTGCCGAGGGTGTGGTCCGAGCGGATCACCCGGTCCAAGGCGTCGGCGATGACGAACGCCTCCCCCTGTGCTATCGCTGGGTCAGAATCCCCGACCTGGGCGACGATCTCGGAGCGGACCTCACCGGCCTCGTCCCACTGGAAACCGTCCGGAGACTGGATCAGCTGGTATGAGCCGCCGTGGTCGTCGGTGACGTACCCGACCGTCACATACCGTTCCGGGTGCTCCCCCGTCTCCGGTGGGCCCGCGTAGACGGACACGCCTGACATGCCGGGCAGCGTGGGGATCGTCGCAACCAGCCACGCTTTCACCTGCGGCCACTGAGCGGCCACGTCACGCCACCCCAGGCGGCGCAAGGTGCGGCAGCAGCAGTTCCATCACCTCGGGGGCGAGGAACCCGACGTCCCCGCTGTACGACGGGGGCGGAGCGTCGCCGCCACCACCGGCCATCGGCATCGACCCGCGTTCCGCCTCCCACATGTCAGCGACCTGCATGAGGATGGCCCGGTTCACCGGGGCCGGGACGACGCCCCGGCCTGCGGTGTACGTGATCGTGAACACCGAGCCGGAACCGTAGAACGGCATAGACCCGCCCACCTGGAGCCGGCGCAGGACACCCGTCTCCGAGTTGGCCTGCCACGCCGCTGTGTCGTCGATCGGGGCGGCGCCCAGCCACGGCTGGATCATCACCGACTGCACCGACTGCACCGGCGTGCGGGCGAGCACAATCAGCGGGCCGTGGTTGTCGACGACCTCCGTATAGGACGTCGGCGTGACAGGGCCGATGATGTCCGCGACCGCAGCGACCGCGTCGTCGAGGAAACCGCCGAGCTTCACGTCGTCCGTGCCCGACTTGATCCGTAGATAAGCCTTGGTGTCCTCGATGCCGACGAGCGGACCTGCTGGCATCGCGTGTCCTTCCGCAGGAGGTCCCAGACCGTCCCCGCATCAATGGCGGGGACGGTCCGGAATGGGGCTACTTCTTGGTGTCGGACACCCGCGGCGCGGCGGCGTTCTGCAGCTTCCGCTGCTCCACCGCCGACTCCGGCACCGACAGATCCGACTTGCGCTCGAGGCCGTACTTGTCCTCGTGCTCGACGGACAGCAGGACACCGTCTCGTTCCGGCTCCGGGTCAGCCGTCGCCAGGTGGTGCAGCCGGTGCGCCTCCGCAATCGGGTCCTCGACCCGGTTGTCGGACACGAGCTGGCCTTCGTCATCAATGCTCTTGGCGTGAGTCGCCATGTCATGCTCCTATCTCGATGTAGGTCAGAACGCCGGAGGAGTGAGACCCGGGCCGTTCATCGTCGCGATGGACGAGCCGAGCCGGTTCAGGATCAGCCCGGCGTAGTTGTACAGCCGGAACAAAACTCCCAAGCTCTCCGCGTAGGGGGCCGTGAACGCTTCCGCCCGCGGGGTGGACTCGAACAGCCACAGGTCCGAGGTCCGCATCAGGAAGACCTCGTCCTGGTTGGTCCCGACACCAAGGTTGGTCGGGATGTTCGAGTCGATGACGACCGGCAGACCGAGGAACCGGCCCGCCGAGCCCTGCACGGTGACCATGTCGTTGGTCGCGATGGGGTTGAACGCCACGTCGGCGGGGACGACCAGCGGCCGGCCCTGAGAGTCGACCTGCGCCATCAGCCAGTACCAACGCCGTGGGTGCATCAGCCACACCTCCGGCGGTGCGTAACGGTTCGTGACGAACGACGCCAGCATCCCGTTGGCCTTGGAGTAGAACGTCGCCGCCGTGGGGGTCGCCGCGAGGACCGCCTGGTTCGCGGCCAGTACGGTCGCGTTCGTCAACCCGTTGAGGACTGAGTTGTTGTTCGCACCCGTGCCCGCACCGAGGAGGACCTGCACGCCGAAGTAGGCGTTGTACGCAGCGGCCAGGTCAGCGGAGATGACCTCGTCGAACGGGATCGCCGATTGATCGAGCAGCTGCTGGGAAACGACTTCCTTGCCCAGGATCGTGGTGAACCCGGTCGAGACGTAGCTGGTGGTGATGTCCGTCGCCGCGACCGTGGAGTTCTGGGTGGTCTGGAGGGCCACCGACGTGCCACCGGTGATCTTCGGGATGGAGATCGAGGAGGTCCCGTCGGGCACTGGAGCCTTCTTGAACAGGTCGGCGGTGATGCGCCCGGGCCGCAGGAGGTTGATCCACTCGTTGACCAGCCAGGCTGGAGGCGCGAACTCACCACCGGAGCCGCCGGTGGTGTTTGTGTTGCCCAGGGCGCGCTGCTCGTCGGCGGCCATCTTGCCGGAACGAACGAGCCGCTCCGTGGCGTCACGGGACTTATCCGGACGGGCGGCCCGCAGGCCGAGGTCACGGAAGTAGGACTGCCCGTTGAGGTTGCCCTTGATGTACACGGGCGGGTCGGTGACCTGCGTGCTGCTGGTCACGCCACCCTCGCCGGCTGCGGCGCGGGCCTGCGCGGCGCGGGCCTCAGCGGCCTCGGACGCGTCGATCTCGAGGAGCCGGTTGTCGGCCTCCCGGAGCTCGCCGAGGAGCTTGTCGAAGCTCGACGTCTCCTCGGGGCTGAAGTTCTTGTCGTCGCGGGTTTCGGCACCGGCCACGAGCGCGTCAAGCTGCTCTTTGATGGCCTTCCGCCGCTCCCGCATGTTCTCTGAGAGGGACATGGCGAAGCACCCCTTCCTAGGGGGTTGAAAATCGGATGGGTTGGCCGCGGTCAGATGGTTTCGCCGGGAGCCGTACTAATAGGCGTGCCGGGGGTCCGGGCTGGGTGCGGTACTGCAAACCCGCGTCGCGACACGGGTGGCTTGTGGTGGGTCAGGCGCTGCGCGGCGCGTCGGCGGCGGCGAGGATTCGCCTGGCCATGTCCGGGTGCAGCCCCCGCGCCGGGGTGGTGTCGGCAGCAGCCGCGTCGGACGCGGCCACCGGGACATACGTCGTCTGCCGGCGCACGGGAACCGGGTCACCGGTCAGCGTCGCTACTCCGCTGGCGAGGGTGTATGTCTGCTGGAAGGTGTCGCTGTCCGTCTCGGAAGACACGAGGAACCAGACGCTGGTGTCGTCGAAGTCCTCGACATAGGTCCACACGTCCTTTGCGCCGTGCGCCTCGATGACGGCCTCACCGAGTGCGTCGCGGGTGTCGTTGGCGGTGGGACCGGAACGCTGGGCGATCTGGTCGACCACTTGCCGCAGCTTCGCCAGATTCGCCGCCGACAGCATGCGCCCCGCTCGCATCTCCTTCGCGGTCTGCTCGACGAACACGCGACGCGCCTCTTCCAAGTCGCGGGCGCGGACACTGACCGACGTCGTCGGGTTCGCCGGATACGTCACCACGGACACGTCGCCGCCAGCGAGGGACACCTCGTTCAGGGTCCGCATCGTCTTCTCCGGGTTCGTGTAGTCCCACGCGTCACCGCCGGGAGCCACACGGAACGCGAACGACATCTCGTCCAGGTCGCCGCGGCGCATCTTCGGCAGGAGCCGCTGCACGTCCGGGTCCGCCGGGTCCAACATGGCCCGAACGTGCAGGCCCGGGGAGCCTTCGTCTGCATTCAGGTCGAGCGTGCCGGACTTCGTCCGCGCCAGCGGTTGGCCGGCGTGGTCAACCAACAGGCGCACGTCCGGCTTAGTGGTCAGGGTGCGGTTGAACGCGCGGGAGTCGACCTGCTCCCAGAACGGGCCCATGTCATACGGCCTGTCGAACGTCGCCGCGTAGCCCTCGAGGATCGGTGCGCCTGTGGTGGCGTCGTCGCGCATCTCGAACGACGCCGCGACCGTGCGCGTCTCAAAAGTGTCGAACGCCATTGTCAGGCTCCTGTCGGGTTCTCGGTAGCAGGCACCGGGGCCTCCGGTCCCACCGGGTTGTGCAGCGCTGGCTGGCCGACTGGCCGGCCCAACGGTCCCACCGTCAAAGGCACCATGTCGGCCTCCTTCTTCTGCGCGTCCGTCATCGGGTCCAACCCGTCCCTGGACCGGAGTTCGGAGGGGGCGATGATCTTGCCGGCGAGCCGTTGCAGGTCGACCTTGGCTTGGGTCTCCGCGTCCAGGCGGATCAGCCGGTGCGCGTTGAACTGGACGTACTGGGTGCCCGGCAGCAGCCGGAACACCGCGTCCTCGATCCGGCGCAGCCAGTGCGCGAGGGAGTAGGTGACGAACTCCAAGCCCCGCTGCTCCGTGTTGGTGTACGTCTGCGACCCACCGGACGGGCCGTCGATCATCCCCGCGGGGACGCCGAAGTAGCGACAGATCTGCGCCACCGACGACTGCTGGGTCGCGAGGAACTGGGACTCGTCCGGCCTCACCTGGATCTGCGTGTACTTCAGGCCGAGGCCGAGGACGAGCGGGTCCCGGCCCCGGAACGTCGCCATCACCCGGTCCTTGATGGTCCGGGCCTGCTCCTGGTTGACCTGCTGGTCCGACTCGAGGACCGCCTTCGGGATGCCGTCGCCGTCGAAGAACCCGGACGCGAACCGCCGCGAGCTCAGGTCCAGACCGAGGACCGCGGCGGCATAGCTGATCGGGGACAGCCCGACGACCGACCCAGGCAGGGTCAGTCCACGAACGTGCCACATGTCGTGTAGCGGGATGACCCGGTCGACCCCGGTGCCGTTCTTCAGCTTGTAAGTGATAGTCCCGGCCGTGTCGACCGCCACCGTCACCCGGTCCGGGTCGAGCAGATGAACCCCGGTCGCGTTCATCAGCCCGTCTCGTTGGATCAGGCCGTACGCGTTGCCTCGCATCAGCAGCGACACCATCAGCATGTGCAGCCACTCCGACTGCGTCATGTCCCCGTCCGGTGACGTGACCAGCTTCGGGTCGGCGATCCGTTTCGGCACCGCCATCGGATCCGCAGCCCGCCGGAACGTCTCCATCGGCAGCGACGACACTGACCCCGCCAGCAGCGACACGCACGCCCACACGGTCGGGATCGTCAGCGCCGTGTCAGGCTTCGACGACACGCTGACGATGCCGTTCGCGTCCGCGCCGGGGAACGGCGAGATCGGCGGCTCAGGGAAGACGGCGCGGACCTCCCGCTCACGCCCGACGAAGAGACCCATGCAACCGGCCTTCCGGGGGTTAGGACGTGATTCGGTCGAGGACCAACAGCACGCCGGCCACGACCAGCGCGGCAGGAATAGAGATCAGAGCGACACCCGCGACGATGCAGACAAACGCCGCAACGCCCTCCAGGTCACGCAGACGCAGGCGAGGTTTCACCAGACCGAATCCGCCAGGTTCCCGCCGTAGGTCCGATGCCCCCAGCAGGCCAGCGTCACCGCGACCAGGGGCGTAATGTCCGACAAGGGCTTACGCAGATCCCACGCGAACGCGCCAGCCAACGGCCGCAGTTGCGCGTCCCGGACCGCAGCGTCCAGTTCCGACTGCCCCAGGTGGCGCACGTCCCGGTTCTGCACCGCGTCGTAGATCCACCCGCACGCCTGCGCGTAGTCCCGCGCCGTGACGGTGTGAACCCGCACCCCAGCCTGTTTCAGGTCCTCCACGAGCGAACCGGCCGGGGAACCCGGGTCGATCACGACCGATCCACCATTTCTGGCCGTAACTTCAGCCAGATACGGAACAATCCAGTCCGTTCCCGGGCTGTTCTGCACGTTCTCGACGTGAATAACACCGTCCTCACGGGCACCTGAGGCCCCCACCGCGGCAGTGCGCCGGTCCTCCGCGACAGCAGCGGCGAACACCGGCGGTCCGTCGATGCTCGACGCGCGGTCCGCGCAGCCCTCCCAGGTGCCCTCAGGGAACACACCGCCCAACACCGGCACCGGGTCGAACACACCCAGACGCTCCCGAGCCAACCCAGCCAAGTTCCCCGAGAAGATACCCCGCTCGATCGCCAGATAGTCCGCCGAAACCCGCGTCCCCAACCCCGGGTTCGCCATCGCCAACAGCTCCAGGTCCGACGCATCCGGCGGCGGCGCCCCCACCTTCGGCTGAGGAACCGACCACTCCATGTAAGCCAGCGTCGACGACCCCGCCACGCCCCGCTTACGAATGCCCGCCAGGACGACGCTGTGCTCCTTGCCGGCGGAAGACGTGTACCAGACCTGCGGGTTCGGCGCCGTCGTCATCGTCGGCGCCAACGCCTCCATCTCCGCGTCAGTCAGGTCGTAAGCCTCATCGAAGATCAGCAGGTCAGTGCCCGACAGGCCACGACCGGCGTTCGGGCCGCGACAGATAAAGGACAGCTTGCGCCCGTCATGCAACTCAATGGACTTGTCCACCGGCGAGTTCAGGATCCGCTTCACCCGCCGCGACAGGTCCGGGGCGCCGTCGATAACCTGCCGGACCCGCTTGAACGCATCCGCAGCCGTCCGGAACTGCTGCGCCGTGTGAACGATGGACCGCTCCTCGAGCAGGAACAGGCCGCCGATCTCCCGCGCCTCCAGGATCGAACCCTTCCCATTCTGGCGCGGCACCACGATCCCGACCTCACCAGCAGCCCACCGGCCGTCCGAACGCTCGCCCATCGCCGACCGCAACGCCAACCGCTGCCACGCGTCCAACACCAAGCCGTTCTCACCGCAAAAATCCGCGATGTCATCGCCGGACGAGGACACCGCAGACGGGTAGGTCCAGACCCGTGGGGTATCAGAACCCCGCGGCAGTACGACGGGCGGCGCGTCGAGCAGCGAAGACGTCAACGGAATCCTCCGCTCGAGGGGTGCGCTCACGTAGGGCCTGCAGCGTCGACCGGAGCTCTTTGACCATCGCCGGCGCCGCCATCAGCGACCGGCCCGAGTCAATGGCTGCGGCCAACGCCAACGCCGACTGACCCTCAGGGGTGCCTACCGTCCCCAGCGCCTCAAGCTCGGCCAACGTCGCCGCGCGGCAGGACGCCGGCGGCCGCTTCTTGGCTGGTGGCACCCTGGCCCCCCCATCGGTCGCAAAAAAAAGAGCCACTGCGGGGTCGTCCGTGGCTTCGTTCGTCAAAAATGAGTTCGACGCAGTTGCGGTGTCAGCGGCGTGTTTCGTCCGCACATGCGGCTGATTTCGGTGATTGTCGCCGTTGCTGAGGTTGGCGGTGTCGGTCACCACTGCCTCGACCGGATGCGAGCTAGGAGGGTCATGCTTGGGGTGGTTGCTCGTGCGCGGTTGCCGCGTGTGGCGCCTTCGCTGCGGTTGCACGCTGCGTGTGCTGGTCCTAGGTAGGTGTCACGGGTGGGGCTGTGTGCTAGGTCCCATGCCGTGCCGGGTTGTATCCACCTGGTGGGCATGAGGCATACCACCTCGGCGCACTGTGCCCTGCCTGCTGCCACCATGGGTGCGTACTGCTGCCGTATGCGTCGGTGCCTACTGCCGTAGCCACGTGCTGCTGTGGTGGGTGGCACGGCGTGGGTGGCACGGCGTGGGTGGGGTTAGCTGGCCACTGCGCCGACGGTGACTGAGGTGGCGGCAGAGTAGGCGAGCAGGACGGTGCCGTTGGCCATAGTGCTTGTGGGTGGCAGGATCTCGGTGTCTCCCACGGCGCATGTGTAGACCACGGAGTGGGTGAATCCTTGGGAGCACACGTTCTGCCCGGCCAGGGTGACTGTGACAGGGCCCGCTGAGCCGTTGCGGATGGTGATGACGGGCCTGGTGGCTGTGCCGATGGCGATGGTGTCGCCGCCGGCTGAGGCCGCCGTGTAGGTGACGACGTTTCCGGTGCCGGTCTGCGCGTTGATGGTTGCCATGTCGGGGTCCTATCGTCGTCTGTGGTGGTGTCGCCCGGTGGCGAGGTTGCGTTGTGACGCTGCCTTTTGCGAGGCGGTTCTGGGCCGCCTTCTGGCGTTAGCGAGGTTGAGCCGCGAAGCTGCTTTCTGAGCGGCGGTTCTGGGTCGTGCCTTGGCGACAGCCCGAGCCAGTGCGAGGTTCGCTTTGGACGCTGCGTGCTGCCGCGCAGTGCGTGGCCGTGTTCTCGCGATGGCTCGAGCGCGGGCGAGGTTCGCTCTGGCTGCGGCTAGCTGCCGGCCGGTTC